AACATTTATCCATTTATACGTATCTGTATATTTGTCATATACATTAATATAGTTTGCACCAACAACAACGTATGAACTATTTACATTCATTCCTCCTGGTGATGTTCTCCAAGTAATAAGATTAGTAACAGCAGTTGATGCTGTTTTACCAACGGTATCTTCATATTTTGCACCAATAAATGCAATACAATCTTTTCTTCCTTCAGCTAAATTAACGGCAGCTAACGGGCATTGTTCATTTGCAATTACAATGTCAATGTCAATATATTCTTTATTCAAGAAAATTTCGTATGCATTAATAATTTCTGTATCTATTAATCCTGATGCTTGACCATCATTTCCTGCAGAAAGAGCTGCATCTTTGAATGCACTCATAGAATTACTATAAAGATAAGATCTACACTTATATTCATCATCATCAATAGAATCAGTTATTGCTTTATTTTCTTTTATAAAAATATATTTTGATTGTGAATTAATTAAAGATTCTATATATATTGTTTTATTTGATGCATCTTTTGCATCTTCATTGAAAGAAACAATAAATCTTTCTACAATTTCATTTTCAAATTTAACAAGAATTGCATATTCATAATATCCGGAAACAGAATATTCAGCTTCTTTTGGAAAATAATCAAATTGGTCATTTAATGAAATACCGAAAAATGCTTGTTTAGGTACTATACTTAAGAAATCTGATGGTTTTGCAATCGCAATTGAAATTGAATCCCCCCAAATTCCTGGATTTTTTGCCATAATTTTAATTGATGCCGCAAAAGTACTTTGTGGAAATTGAATTGAAGGTTGAATTGTTTCAAATTCTTGTTCATTTGGAATTTTACTATTCGACACAAATAGATTCGTCGTAGATGAATTCATTTCATCTGTATAAGATTCAGCTTGTCCAAAAAATATTGAATTTGAAGCAGAATTACTAAGTCCTCTAGATACTAATAAAAGATTTCCATAATCTAAAAAAGTTTTACATTGATACCAATCATTATAGTTTTTAGCATTTGGTTTTCCATAAAATCCTTCAAGTTCTACGGAATTTGTGATTAATTTATATGTAGCAGCTGGACCTTTTGAAAAAGACCCACCGAATACAGCAATTGAATTTGAAACTGATGGAACAATTCCACTGGCGTCTATTTCTAAGACTTCTACACCTGGTGATAACATTGACATGTTTTTTCTCCTTTTTTGTTTTGATAAGATTTTGGTTGTCATTGATATATTGGAATAAAAATTCTTAAATATCTTGAGATTTTTTAAGGAATCAAAATCAAATTCCTGAATCAAGAAAAGACCTGATATATCTCAATTATGATTTCCATATCTATTTATAATAAATTTTAAGGATATAAACAAAACGTTGGTATTTAAAGATTTTCATTATTGAAGAGTAATTGAAGAGTAATTAGTAGAGAAATTGAAAGAGAGTTTTATTTTTATAAAATTAATAAATTCATAGATTCATCTTATTCGCTTTATAAAAATAAAAAAGTCAATCCGAAGATTGACTTTTAAATTATGCTAGAACAGTATTAGCGAAACTAATTCCGAAACTTCTTGCATATAAATGTGCATCAAGTGGAGTTGTTTCAATACCATATCTTGTGCTTGCAATAATTGCTGGTTGACCTGAATCAACATTTGTTACTTTTTGGAATGAAAGTGGAACGTATGGAGCAAATACACCCATACCATCTCTTCTATCAGCACCTTTGTAAAGTACAGTTGCATAATCACTAACAGCATATTGGTCAACGATAACTTTATATTTACCATCGAATATTCCAGCTACACCACCAGAAACAGGAACATTAACATTAGAAACAGAACCAACATAAGTACCAACTTGCTCAAGCATAGTTGCAACTTTTGGAGAAACTACAAGAACATTTCCTTGACCTCTTTTAATATCTAAACCAATTTGTCTAGCTTCAGTAGCAATTTTGATTGCTTGAGTTCTGAATTTTTCAACTTGGAATCTTCCAGTACCATCTGTACCTGAAGTTGTAAATGCAAATGAGTTAGAAACTTGTGTAGCGTTAGCATTAACAAAAGAAACTACTTCTCTATCCATTTCAGCTTGAAGTTCATAACCGATAAGACTCATTAATTCTTCATCAGCAAGTAAACCGTGTTGTGCTTTAAGATCTTGGTACATTTCTAAAGTATATTGACCTTTAAGTTTTCTAGTTTTAGCTTCGATAACTTTTTTAGCAATTGTGAATCCAACTTCTTTCATATCTTTACCAAGTAACTCACCAGCTGCAGTTGTATGAGAACCAGTATAACCTTTAAGAATTGTTCTGAATGCAGCTTCATTTGTATAGATAGCAGCAACTGAAACATTAAGTTTAACAACTTCTAAACCAAATTCGCTTGAAGCAACTGGAGTAGTAACTTTAACTAATGCAAGTAAACCTTTTTCGTTGTTTTCAACATATAAAACTACACCGTCTGTTCCAGAAGTAGCACCTTCAAATACATCACCAGCAACTACAGAAGCAGCAGCAGAACCAGTTAATTTAACAATTACACCATATTCACCAGCAGCAGTATTAATTCCACCAGCTACTTCACCGTTTCCAGTATATCTGTTAACTAATGAATACATAAACCCTGAAGGCATAGTCATTGGTTGAACACCAAGTAATTCATTTGCAATCAAGTTAGGCATAACTCTTCTTACAAGTGGCATAAGTATTGGAGTAAATTGAGCAATATCAGAAGATGTTGAACCTTCAGACATAAGTCTATCATATTCCTTTTCTGTATTTTCTAGCATTAAAGCCATTGTGTTTTTGTCAGCATGACTTAGTGGAGCAAATTTTGCGCTTTCTAAAATCTCACCGTATTTTTCTGTTAACAACATTGTGTTATTCTCCTTTAATATTTTATTTTCAAATTTATTTATAATTTTCAAAAATTGAATTTTAAATAAAATTTAATTAAATTAATTAATTAAATTTTTATCTAATTCACCACTTATATGAACCGTTTATCAATACTCGCCGATCTTTTTACACTTTCTTCGATTTTTTCTTCAACTTCAGTTACATTAGAAGGAATTGATTTTACACTTTCTTTTAATGTATTAAGTTTAGCTAAATAAGCCTCATCTTTACTGAAGTTAACAATTTCTGCTAATTTCTCAAATTTTTCACTTTCAATTAAAGAAAGACCTTCTTTCATTTCAGAAATTACGCCAATTTTAATTAATTCATTTATTTTATTATCTTTTTCAAACAATTCTTCAATTAAAGAATCATATTTTTTAATACTTTCTTTTAATTTATTTTCTACATCTGAAGTTTCTTTTGCTTCTACTATAGTTGATACTTCAACTCCAGCAGTAACCATCATTGCAGATAGTGCTTCAATTATTAAATCCGCTTTTTCTGATTTTGCAGATTCAGCAAGAGTTTCTTTTGCTTCAGCAACAAATTCCTCAACAACTTTATCTAAATATTTATCAACACTTTCAATCAACATTTCTATTTCACTTGCAAATTCTTTTTTAGCTTCTGCTAACTCTTCAGTATATTTTGCTTCTAAAGATTCTGCTTTTTCAGAAATACTATCTACTGCTTCTTGAATTTTTTCAGCTGCAAGTTCTTCAGCCAATGTTAGAGCTTTTAACTCTACTGCTTCGTTAAATTGTACTTCTAAACTTTCTTTAAGATCGTTTGTTAATACTTTTTCATCTATTGCTTCAAATAATGTTTTAAGCATTTTTATTCCTCCGTTTAATTCGTTTATAATGTTTTGCATTATTATTTATAATTTTTAATTTTTAAGATTTATTTTAAAAAAATCTTAAAATGACTCTATCTCATAACCTTTAATATCTGCATATTGCAATGCATCTGATTTATTTTCAAAATAAAGTGTAGTAATTCTTTTTTGTCTAGTTTTATTATCTTTAAAAGAAAATGTACATTTAAATTGATATTTACTTAAATTATTTGCAGAAAATTTCGGTAAATAAACTTTATTAACTTCATTAACACATGTTAATGTTTCTAAAAATTCACTAAATTTTTGTTTAATCCCATCTTGAATATCTGCTTTTTCAAATACGTGACAAGAATTTGATGAACAAATTGCAACTTCTTCTATAATTCCGTTTTCTTTTACTTCAAATTCTTTATCTTCAAGAACACCTTCATTTAATCTAAAAGATTCAACCATTCCATTCATTGTAGCACCAAAATCTGATGGTTCATCAACTAAATCGTATGTAATAAGATTAAAGTTTTCAACAATTCCGTTTTTAACACTTCCTACACCTCTACTTGAAACAGAAAGTTTAATTCCAGCATCAATTAATGATTTAAGTTGGTTGGCTTTAGGATTATTTAAAAGAACTGCTTCTCCCATAACATATCTATCTTGTATATAAAGTTTTTCAATTTTAGCTACTGCTTCCATTGGATCAACTTTACTTCTTGACGGATGTTGCCACTCACATAATAAATTTAATGAACCTTTTTGGAAGTTACTTTGATATTTTTGAACTTCTGATTCCCATATATTTCTTGGATAAATTCTACCATTTCTGTTTTTCTCACCCATCGTAGAAAATACACCTTTTATCTTATATTTCTTTTCAGAAGTTCCTGAGGCTTCATTAAGCCCTTCCTCTACTGAATAATTCAATTCTGAATCATTTTCAAAAATCAATTTCATAAAAATTACCTCTCTTTATTCTGGTTCTTTTGCTGTAGAATTAATTTGTGCAAAAATATCTTTTAGCTTTTGCATTCTATCAAAGTCTGATTCAAATGATTGAATAATAGGATTTGATTTAATTTTATTAGCTAATTCTTGTTTAATTGCAATTGAAAAATCTGTATATTTTTTATCTACCGCTAATTCAATATCTTTTGGTTCTAACATTTTTTACCTTTCATTTTAATTTACTTTACATACATATTTATAATATTAAATTTAAGAGAAAATTTAAACTTTCTCTTCTCTTCTATTCTCTTCTTTTTCTTGTTGCTCTATACTGTTTATTTTTTCTAAGTGCTATTCTATATAATGTATCTGCATCAACTTTACCTTTAACAAAAGTTTCTGTTTTTAATTTAGCAGCATTTAAAATATGTTCATCTGGAATAACAACACCTGACCTAGAAATTCTATTATTAATATATAATCTTATTATAGGAGCAAAACCAATTTTTTTTAAAAATGGTTTTAAAAGTTGATAATCAAATTCAAGAGGTAATTTTTTTTTGATATTTTGATAATTTAACTTTAGAATTTCCTTTACAAGTATTATTCTAAGAGGTATTGGTGCCCAATGAAAATTTATTGCAAGAGTATGAGTTCTTCCTCTTTTTAAAATTTTTTTTTGAGTTTTATCTTTGGCATTATAACCAATAGATAAAATACTTCCTGGTTTAAAATGCTTTAGAGTAAAATTAGTTTTATTAGTTTTAATCAATTTTTTCATTAAATCCATTGATTGTTTAATTGTTAATGGTTCTGAAAAAGCATCTGCCATTTTTTATCCTTAAAATATCGAAGGATTAAACACAAAGTGTTTAATCTTTTAAATAATTTCCCAATTAGTAAATGAAAAAGAAACATCAAATTCTTGAATTGCATCAGCTGATTCATCTTCAACAGTAATTTCTCCAATGTCTTTTGGAAAAACATTATAAAATATATATCCTTGTCCTTCTGAACCATCAGCATTAATTTGAAAAACTTTCATTTCAGAACTTATAGAATCAACATCACTAGCATGTTTATTTTCTTTAAAATCATCTATTTGTCTCATCCATTCTATAATGTTTAATCTTAATTTATGATCTTGTGTATTATAAAAACTTAATGTCCATTCATTAGTAAATGATGTATCACCTGGAATAATTAATTTTCTACCTTGATTCCAAACTTCAATTTCTCCAATTGTTTTACCTGGAAACGAAGAACTTTTACAAAGTAAATCTGCTGTTTTTGAATCTCCGATTTTTTCTAAATAAACTCTGTACTTGTTAGAACGAGCACCACCTTGTAACGCATTTTTCATGTCATTTATAGCAACTGAAGCAGCCATCTTAAATCTCCTTTAAATTATTTTTTTAATTATTTTTGCATTATTATTTATATTTTTGTATTTTTTGTATTTTT